TTATTTGATCAGAGTTCATCAAAATCGGGGGCAGTATTTCTTCCATTTTCTTCGGCACCTTCGCCAATATCATTGAATTCAACAATGTCTCGGAGATCGCCTCTTTCTGTGATATTAAAATTCTTAAATTCCAAATTAATGAAATTCTTGCGAAGCGTATCGCCTACGCGCACAGCTTCTACTGCGCCAGCAATATCTTTGCCCAAATGTCGAGCTTTTACATTGATGAGCTTGTGCGTTCCAAATCTAACTCCTTCATTCAAGACTTCATCTGTTGTTTTATTTCTCAGAATAAACATGTGAGAACAGAATTGAGTAATTCGATCAGATAGAGATACGATACTTTCATCGTCAACAACATTTTGAGAGTTGCGATTATTAGTGATGCCAGAACGGTTCGACTGAACAGAAGTAATCATTGAAATGATTGGCAACCCATCATATAGAATATCTTTCTGAACGCATCGTTTAAATTTATCAACCATTTCTCCAACCATTTGCCATTCTGTTTTGTTGGAGCCTGTGCTATCAGATGTTGTTTTGATGTAGTCAAAACTAAAAATCATCTTGTTGCCACGACCAACTTTTGAATAGTAAAATCTCTTCAATGTATTGATCATCGAATCAACATCTAAGCCGCCAACATTATAATAATAAAATTGTAGCTTCTTAACTCTGGCCCAAATGTTGCGAACCTTATCGACTGTTTCTTTTCCCGCACGCAGCCACTGGCCGCTTTCAATCAAGTGCATAGGAACTCCACTAAGCGCAGAGCATTGGCGCATAATCAATTCTTCCTTGCTCATTTCGCCATTATCAAAATGCAATACTGGAACATTATATGCTAAACTGACTTTGGTTGAATAGTCCATGCAGAACTGAGTCTTACCAACGCCAGATCGAGCAACAATAACAGTAATATTTCCTGGCCGCAAAAGAGAACCATAAATACTATTGATTCTTTCGTGCGGTCCCATCATCCCAAATTCGGTAACAGGATTTGCGCCCCTGTCTTCAATCATTGATTCCATCTCATCATAGATGTTTTCTGGAGAATCATTGCCAACCTCATATTGATTGATTCGGCTGTTATATTCTTTATCAGCTACAGAAATGATTTCCGAATAGGAACTTTCTGCTGGCAAAGTTTTCATCTTTTTCGCAATATTTTGAGAGGATTCAAAAATCTCTCTGCGAATAGTGTACTTTTTAAGTTCTTTGGCTGTTTTAATGAGACTGCCATCGGCCACCTTTCTCATGCCAAGACTCTTGACGTATTCTGCCACGTTTACCACATCATCAAATGAGATTCCAAGATTCTGGACTCGTTGTGCGATGATTACGTCATCAATTTCTTCGTGCGCCTCTAGGGCTTGGCGAATGATTGTGAAGATAGTTTTATTTAAACTATTGTCTTCACTATAAAAGTCTTTTTCATTAATGAATGCAGAGATTTCAAAATAGTTCTCTGGCTTTTTAATGAGTGCTGCCAGCAATTGCTTTTCAAGTTCATAAGAGTAGATCATGCTACTATTACGATACTCAGAAATCAATCTTCGTCAACATCATCTTCATCATTTTCTTCTTCTCCAAGGCTATATGCAGTTTCAGCCTCGTCTGAATTTTGAAGATATTTTTCCAAAGCTTTTCTCATGCCGAATTCTACGACTTGAGAATCATATTTGCAGTAGATGACTGGTGTGCCGTCTTCTGAAACATAACCTAGTAGAACGCCTTTATACTTGTCTGCGTTGCCGCTGAGTTCATAGATTTGTTCGATAAAGTTTGAAGGCATTTCGAACTGAGGAATTTCTTTGATTTTATTATTCAGCATGTTTTATATTACAGATAAATTTCATACGATTCAAAAAAATCTTTATTCAATTCTGAAATAGAATAAATTTCAACAAGTTTGATGCCGTTCATCTCGCAAAATTCTAGCTTTTTATTGTCTCTTTTTAATTGCTGTAAAAATTTATTTCTATTGCCGTGAAAGAAAGGAACAAATTTTGTATGCTGCTGACCTTGGACCTCAATTGCAATTTTTTTGTTTGCATTATAAAAGTCAAAAGTCATTCTTGTGTCAACGAGCCTTAGCTCTTCAAACACAAAATCATCATTCCAATATGCTTTTAAAAACTTTTTAACTTCGTCTTGGAATTTGCTGCGAGTTTTCGTTCGCCAATTAATAAGATATTTTGACGCATTTTTCAGCAACTTTTCTTTACCATTTAAAGTTTTAAACTTCATTGGCGATCATTTTGCGAAAATATTCAATCAAAAAGCTAAGAAGCGCTGCGTCCTCTTCAACAACCTTAAAAAGAGATGCTTCGCCTTGAATTTTAGGTGGGAATGTCAGAGAGTTTTCAGCTAGTAGCTGCAAGAAATCTTCGCTTGGAGAGAACCAAGCACCGCTCTTATTGACAAGTTCCCAAGCCAAGAGTAGATCAACAATCTCCTTCTCAATCCAGATAGACTTACCTCCTGTACGCCCATACCGAATAGGATATGGGATGGTTAGATTGGTTTTTTCGTTTGGAGATTTCTTAATTGTGACTTTCGCCCAGTGTCCAATTGGAGGATTTTTTTCCAAGTCAATGCTCTTGTCGCCAGCATTTTTGAGAATCAAATCTCCCTTGAATCGAGCTTCAAACTCAAGAATCCAGTTTGCGAAGTGTAGCAGTGCATTGCCTCCTGTGGCAGATGTCTGGCGAATAGGAGCTTTAGAGTATGGGTCAAGCTTGATGTCTGCTCTGACTTGTGAAATGAAGATGGCCATGTGGCCTCGCTTTGCAAGCGCAATAGAGAGCTTCTTCATGAATGTGGCTGCAATCACTGCGCCACCAGCCACCTTCGCGCTTTCCTCAAAGGACTTGTCCATATCGTTCTTGGCGATAAGACCATCAACCGCATCCAAGAGAAAGCAGAATTTAATTGTTTCTTCGTTCTTCGAAACCAGTTGTCTCATTGCTCCCACAACAGTTTCATAAATATTGCTTTCAAAAACAAAGCAAGTTCCAACAACCCATTCTTCGGCGCTGAAAACAAACTTGATTCCAGAACGCTTTTGCATTTCTGGAGAAAGACGACCTTCAGCCTTGATGTAAAAACCTTTAGAGTTTGGAATTTCGATCAAGAAGTTCTTCATTACTTCTAGAGCTTCACTGGTTTTTCCGCCTTCATTTATTCCTACAAATCTGTGCAGGCCAGGACCAAAACCTCCGCCCAATTGAAGATCAAGCTGCAATGATCCGCTTGAAACCTTGTAGTCAACTGTCTCTTCAAAATTATAGTGATCTTCCGAATTTTGCTTTAGGAAAGAGTCAAGGATTTCGCTTGAAGTGATTTTTTTGTCTTCTGTTTCTTTAGTCTTTTTCATGTAAAAAATCTCTAATGGTTTTGGGTTTATGCTCAATTAAAATTGGTTTATGCAACGGGTCGTCTTGCAAAATGATTTGAGGCTCCCTAGTTATACGAGATTCACTGCTGTAAATTTTGAATCTTTTATCTAAATCTTGAAGGATTTTGGGCGCAAATAAAATAGCTAAGCTGTCTCCTTTTAAGGAGAAACTTGTATCTCTTAGAAATTCTAGACCGTATCTCTCAACTAAACGATTCAGCAATACATATTCTCTTTGCCAAAACTCCCGTTTTGATTTAGCGGGAATCTCGACAAATTTTGAAACTATGAGTTTTTTATTTAGTTTTTTCTGCGGCACAATTGTATTCAGATATTTGTTTTACCGAATATCCATGATATGCAAATTTTTGCAAGAGAAAATGATGCATTATTCCAGGATTGAATGTGTCTTGGCCATGATAGAATTCATATTCAATATAAGGAATATTAAAATATTCCTCATTCATGTGCATTAGCGTTTTCACATCTAAACCTTCAATGTCAATATATAAACGATCTATTGGCGGAAGATTTTTTAAGAAATCATTAATGTCAATACACTCCACATCAATAAAATTGACATCAGGGTGATGGTGTTTTATTACATGCTCTTTATTGAGAGATGCGTGAGCGGATTCTTCGTCACCCTCTGGAAAATAAAATCTACAAGTTGTATTTTCTACACCAATTGCATTATTGAAGACTTTTAAATTATCAATAAAGCTATAAACCTCTTTTGCTTTTTCGCAGCATTTAGGCAGTGCATCAACTACAAAAAAATTATTGATTAAATTTTTATTTTCTTTGACGAAATCAAAAACATGATCGTCACAATTATTACATCCAATTTGCAGAACATTCATAATTAATCATTATAAGGCCAATGGAGGTCTGATGCAACCATTTTTTTAACTAATTTTGAAAATGATGTTTTTGGGTTCCAACCAAGTTCTTGTCTTGCTGGGTTTGAATCGCCCCAAAGAAGGTCAACTTCTGCTGGACGATAGAAAGCTGGATTAATAATCAACAAATCCTTGCTAGTTTCTTTATCAACGAAACGCTCGGTCAAGCCTTCTCCAATCCAATCGCCTTCAATAAAGGCGGCTTTAAAAGCAAGCTCAACAAACTCACGAACTGAATGCGTTTCATTTGCCGAAAGAACATAATCTTTTGGAGATTCTTGATTCAACATCATCCAAACACCGCGAACAAAATCTTGAGCGTCACTCCAATCTCTTTTTGAGTCAATGTTTCCAAGCTCGATTGGAGCGAAAGATTCGCCGCTTCTTTTAGAGTTATAGATTCTAGCTACGTTTTTGGTGATTTTGCGAGTGACAAACTCTTCACCGCGACGAACACCTTCATGATTAAACAAGATGCCTTGAACAGCATAAGTTCCATAAGATTCACGATATACCTTAACAAGGTGATGCGCAGCGCATTTAGATGCTCCATAAGGCGATCTTGGCTTAAATGGATGGTTAATATCTTGTGGAGAATAGGCTACGTCTCCAAATTGTTCGCTGCTG